AAGAAAGGAAGAAAAGCAAGACATAATGAAAGAAAAAAAGATAGAAGTCTTAGAAAAAGAGCTTAATCACATTCAGGTTTACTAAAACAACTACAACAACTTTTTTTAGGTTTACTTAGTTCAGACCATTCCTGAATAGTATAATTATCACTCATTGATTGATTACATCTAGAACATATCGCTTTTAAATTATGAATATCTAAAGTTCCACCTTTAGATTCAGGTATATCATGACCGACATGAAAATCAAATACAGTCATAATATTTTTACACCAAGGAATATAACACTTACACTCATATTTTTTACCAACAGTAGTTAACCAACATTGTTCTCTAACTGCTTTAGGAATATTTACTTTACGCGTCATCTTAAATAATCTTTAATGATATTTATTTAAATATATATTGATAAAATTTACTATGAATAGATGTCTGAAATAATATCTTTACAAAAGAATATATATATACCATCCTTTGATGAAAATTTAGATGAATACATTGATAAATCTCCTTATAAACCTTATATGAGAAATCCTATACAATATGAATGTAGATGTCGCGCAGGTTACACCTTTACAGGGAATACTGGTTTTAAACAACATATAAAATCAAAAACTCATAAAGATTTTATAAAGAATTATAAAAAATATTATGCTGAAATCGATCGGGCGAATGATACAATTAAAGAATTAAGAGTTGAAAATGAATTTTTAACAAGGAAAAATATTAAATTACAAAAAATGATAGATGAATGTAGTGAAGAATTTCATGATTGTGATTAATTTATAATACGTTTAAAGAATTATAATAAAATTTATTCATACTTTATAAATGTCACAAGAAACACCTATCGGTAATTTAGGAGGAGGTATCAGTGATGAAGATTCAAGATTAGTTGATAGTATTTTAAATGATATTAATAATTCAAGTGGACCTACACAAGGGCAGGGTCCTCCACAGGGGCAAGGACAAGGTGGTCCTCCACAAGGTCAGCCATCACCTGAACAAATTAAAATGATGCAACATCAACAGATGATGAGACAACAACAGGCATTAGCACAGCAACAAGCAATGGCTCAGCAACAGGCTATGGCACAGCAACAGGCACAAACACATCAAAAAATGAATATGATTCAGGGGTCTGGTAGCGGTGATATTATGGAAAATGTAAAACTCGAAGCAAAAAATATTATGACTGTTGTATTTTTATGTATCTTGTTTAATATTGAACAAGTTGATAATATATTAAAGGGTGTAAGTATGTTTGTAAATGAAGGTGGTGGATTAAATATGCAAGCTGTTTTCTTAAAATCTATCGTAATCGGTCTAATTTTCTATGTAGTTAAGACTTATTTACTTTAATGGATCCATTTATCTTATTCATTATAGTCTCGTTTTCTTCTAATTTTTTACTACATTTATTGATAGTAACTTCGGATATTTTACAAACTCCTGATATTTGTTTTTTATCAATATCTATTTTTAAAATTCTAATATAAAGATATATACAACCTGCTGCCATTGCCGGGGGTGTATTATCATTAACTAAATTTAATTCTTCACATAATTTTGATAATTTCCGAATATGTTTTTGTGTATTTTCACATAAATTTAATTTATGACAAAATCTATCGATAAAATCGTGTAAATTTACACTTTTATGAGTTTGTATTCTTTCTCTATCTTTACTCATACGCATAATTTCAGTAAAATTTTTACATCCTTTAGTCATAATTTTATTATCAATCTGAAATAAACTTGATAATTCATTTGTTGATCTTGGAACTTCACACTCTTTACAAGCATAATAAATACATGCCGCAATAATACCGATTCTATTTGAACCTCTTGAAATTTTAGTTTCGCTAATTGTTAAATAATAAGATTGTGCTGTTTCAGATATTACTAAAGGTAAATCCCCCGAAATACATTTACCTTCTATATCTTTATAAACTTTATAAAGACTTCTTTCTTTATAAGGCATAGAATTCCATTGCTGATATCTATTTACTCTACTCATCTTAAAATTATTATCATTTTTAATACTAGTTCCCATAGATGATTGAGGTAACATAACATTAGTAGGCATTCCACATCTTGTAGTATTTGTATTACTATCTTTATAATTTTTCCATTCAGGAGTATCTATAATATTACTTATTGTATTATTACATATTTTACAGATAGTTTCACCCTTGTTTGTATATTCAAAATTTTCTTTTAATTCGCAACACTTAAGCACTCGTTCAACGTGATTTATTTCACCGAGAGTCTTAAAGTAGTCATCAAAATTTTCCATAATCGGTAATTATTTTAATATTATTTTTAAATAGTTTTAAAATCAAATTTATTATTATTAATCATAATAATGTATACAAATGAATTAATTAGTGGTCTATGGGTGGGAGATACAGATATATTAAATTCTAAAAAATTTATGATTGATAATCAAATAGATATTATATTAAATTGTACTCAATTATTTGATTTTCCAGATTTAGATATACAAAAAATTAGATTACCTTTTTCAAATGATAAAAATTCTGATACCGATTTAATACTATTAAGACAAAATAAAGATAAAATATTATCCTTTATCCATGATAATATTAATGATAAAAATATATTAATTGTATGTTATGATGGTAAAAGTATATCACCCTTTCTAGTTTATTTATATATTGCCGAATACAGTAAAATTGATAAAAGATCTATTTATAATATTATGTTAACCAAAGATAGTAATTTATCATTATGGTTTGATCTTTCATTATTTTATAATACTTAAAAATTTATTTACTGGCATATTTTCTACCATATTTCATCCATAAGAATATAGATACTGTAAAACCTAATAAGAATCCAGCAATACACTGATCCGGATGATCTTTCATAAAAGGTCTTGTTACAAGGGGGCCTACAAAGAATGTAAGAATACTATAAAAAATCATAATACCAATTGTCATCTGATTTGATAAATGAACCATTTTATAATATATAAAACTATTTTAAATTAGTGAAAAAAGTGTGTATTTTTATTCATAAAAATCTTTGAATAAATCATCAACCGATTCTATATCTTTTAACTTTTTGTTTTTATGATCTCGGAGATCTTTAATATGAATTAATTTATTAATATGACCATAAGGATATCTATTACTCCTTGTTGTATAAACTGGTTTTGTATTAAACATCTTTTCTACAAATTTACATATATTTTCTGTATGTGAATCACCCGCATAATAAATAATATACTGTGATGTATTTTGTTTACCTTTTTCTTTACATTTTTTAGGTGTCTTCTTATTTTTATCATATTTCATAAACATTCTACAAATAGTATAAAAATCAGTAAATACTAATGTATAATCACTATCTTTTAACGATATAAAATTATTTATAAATGTTTCTAATAAATCTTTAGGAAATTCTACTGTTTTAATACATTTTTTATATTCTTTTTGAATTAGTTTTCTGGTACTTTGAAAATAATCTTTATCCGAAATTTCATCTACAAATGTTTTTCTATTTTGATAATGATTAATTCTTTCATCAAAATATTTATCTAATTTTTCTACCATACTCTTTGGTATCTTTTTTGTGAAACCAAGTATATAAAGTATTATATTCTTTTTACTAAACCGATTATTAATTGACTCATATTCTTTAGGATATTTCATAAATAATTCATCATATGGATTTAATTTCCATTTTTTACCGACTTCAGCTTTAAATCTTAAATCCCAGTTTTGATATCTTAAATTATCATAATTACATTTTACACCTATCATATGATGAATAGGACATCCATAAAATTCACTACGCATTGCATTTAAGGGTGATTTATATTTTTGTATTTTTTTACCCTTAGGTAAATCATGATAAGGTGGATTTTCAGAAAAAATATCTATACATTGTGGTGATTTCCTTATAATCTTTTTGACTAATGTTGTTATTTCAATAATTTCCGGCGATGTATGATGAACATATTGTGTATGTTGATCGCCAAATAATAAGAAATGTTTCATAACATTATTTACTTTAAATTTATAATAATGCATTGAGATAGGACCTCCTATCGTATTTGTAACACTAGTTATCGCTATTTTCTTACCTGTTGGTCCATCTTTTTTAACACATCTTTGACTCTGATGATTATATACATACCCAGGCTTACATCTATATTTAAAATCTATTACTTCGTTTTCAGGTAATCGTCTATCTATAATACAACGATTTGTTTCAGAATTTAAAATCTTACCAGGTGGACATATTTTCTTTTTTGATTTTATATTCTTCTTTCTATCAATTATACAACGATTTGTTTTAGGATTTAATATTTTACCTTTAGGACATATCTTTTTAGTATTCTTTTTAGAATTTTCTTTAGGATTCTTTTTCATAGATTTTCTTTTACATCGCTTTTGACTTTTATTATTACTAACTTCACACTTATCAGAAGTTTCAGTAATAGAAAAAACCTGCTTACATCTATCCTTATCACTTAACCCACAATACATAATATATATATATTAGTTAATATTTTTCTGTAATTTCATATTTTGATATCTTATAACAGTGTTAATATCTGATAAACTACTATTATCTCTCCAAGGTATTTTATTACCTTTTTCATTAATAGTTGGTCTGGGTTCATCAAACCTTCTGAATGCTAAATAACCATATTTATCTAATCTTTTAAGATGTATTTTACAATAATCATCTTTTACTTTATGATAAGGACATCTTTCATCGCTATATCTTTCACCCATAATTCTAGCACAACATCTATCCTCGTCTGATATATTATTTATCTTTAAATTATTGTCTATATTAAATAAATTAGCTGTAATTTTATCATCTATTTGCGATTCTAGATCTTCTATATCATATTCACTTAATTCATTTAAAAGATCATTTTTTAATTTCACTTTTAATAAATCTATAATATCCATTTACTATAATTAATCAAAAGGTAAACAAAAATCAAATTTATTTTCTTCTATTACTTTATCAATTATTTCACTTAATAAACTATCAATTATTCTAGTAGTATTAATATCTTTAATATAATCATTAATTAGAATATTTATATAATTTAAATTATTATCAGAAATATATATTGTAGGATATTTAATATTTATTGTATTTTTTAATATTTCATTGTAATTTATATTTATTTCTTTTTTCTTAATTATCTTAACATCTGAAAGATGATGTGGATTTGCTATAAGTCTTAAATCATCTTCTTTTGAATATTTTAATGACATGGTAATATATGTATTTTTGGATAATTATTATCATTTATAGACATAAAGTTTAATATTAAATAATCTGATTTATTATTAAATATCTCTTTTGTTTTCTTGTTTTTAATAACTTCAATACTAGGATTATTATAATCTTTAATAAATGATTTATATTTAATTCCTATTAACTCATTTAATTTAAATATTTCCCGTGTTAAATAAACTATATATTTATCTTTATTTTCATTCATATTTTTTAATATTTTTATATATAATCCATTCATTTTAAAATCATTTATGTTATAATAAATGCGATCATTATAAAAATATATATTATCTAAAACCAAATGTTTTATATCATTTAAAACAAGTTTCATCTACAATAATAAAGAATATTAATTATGAATTATAAACATATCCTAGAAAAAGCATTATTTTCTTTAAATAAACCAAATTTATTATTATATGGTTATCACAAGATAGATAAATATAAAATTTTAAAAAACTACCTTGGTTTTAGTGAATATATAACAAATGAAATTATACATAATGATATAAAATATCATGGTAATCATAAAATTTTATCATTTGATATGAATACTATTAAACGATCAAAAATAGAAAATTTATTTATTTTACTGTTAGAAAAGATTAAACATAAAAATTATTATATAAATGAAAATCGTATAATAATATTATATAATTTTAATCATATTGATAAATCTATACAAGATAGATTTCGGGTAATCTTTGAAAAATATAGAATAAATACAATATTTATATTAATAACGGATTATTATAATAGTGTTTATAATCCTATTAAAAGTCGTTTTTTATCAATAAGAATAAGAGATTTATCCAATGAAGATAAAATATCTATATCTTATCCAATCATTAAAAACTTATCATATAATAAAAGAATAAAAATTTATGATAAAATTTATGATTATTCAGATAAAGATATTATCATAAAATACTGTATAAATAATTATGGATTATTAAATGATTATCAAGATATTATAAATAATATTTACAATTCATTAAAAAATATGAAAAAAATAAATTTACCTAAAATAAAAGATTATGCTTATATTTTAGAAAAATATCATCTTAAAAATTTTCATAGTGATTTTTTAAAAATAATAATAGATGATTTTAAATATAATATGAATTCTAATATAATATTTAAAATAACCGAAATAGAAACTAAATATAAAAATTCATTTAATCGTATATTATCAAATGAATTTTTATTAATATTTATACATAGTAAAATAAATTATTATTTATCTCGAAGAGAGGAAATAAACCGAGACAATGAAGAATAATGTCATATCCTTAGAGAAGCAGCACGAATATAATAAGACTAACCATAAGAAAAGTCTAACAAATACATTCGACATAACTGATCTAACAGGTGTTAATACCGGACCAAGAACCTTGTTTAACTGGGTATTAACTGTGGAACCAAGAACCTCTGTTGGAGCCCAGTTAATAAGGATGAGCGCCATTAAGACCATCTGAATCGGATCTTTCTGCTTGTTTACAAACGTACCAAATTTTCCAACAACATCAACCATTTTATTTTATACACTCATAAAATATTTTTTTTTTAGAGAAATTATTTAAAATAAATTCTCAATAATAAACTTAATTGAATGAATTATTATGAAATTTTAGAAATATCTAAAAATTCAGATACAAGAAGTATAAAAAAACATTATTATAGTTTATCTAAAAAATATCATCCAGATAAAAACAATGGTAAATCTGATGAAAAGTTTAAATTACTATCTGAAGCTTATTCTGTATTATCAAATCCTAAAAAAAGATATCTTTATGATATGAAATTAATCTTTAATGAAAATTTAGGAAAAGATTTCACTTTAAATTTTTCGGATAGAGAACTTGAATTATTACATGATTATTATTTACGTTTATCTAATAGTTGTGAATTTAGATTATTAAAACTATTATTTAAAAACTTACCTCAAAAATTTAAAAAAGTATATCATAAACATATTAATTCAAAATCATTAATATCTCTTAAAGATTTTAAATATATTGATGTCAGATATTTAAATGAATCCTTTGATATTCATCTAAATCGTTCTTTAAAAGATGTTTATCTTAATTGTAGTAAAGAATTAATCATTTCCACAAAATACTATACTTATGATATCTTTATTACTCACAGTGACTATTCTCTGAATATACCCTTATCTAAAAATGATTCACTTAATATAAATATTACTACTATCTTACCAGATAAATATACACTGAATGGTTCAGATTTATATTATAATCATAGGATAAATCTATATGAATATTATTTTGTGGATTTATTTCCAATTACTTTACCTAATGATTTGAGTATTAATTTAAAAAATACACAAGAATTTAATAATTCAGTAAAAATTCCCTATTTAGGTATTAAAGAGGGTTCAAAAAGAGGAGATTTATATATTTATAAAGAATTAGATTTAACTATCAAAGATAAAAATCATTATCGTGAAATACTAAAAGAAATATTTACCTAGATCTTCTATGAGTTTTATATTTTCTACGTCTGCGTTTAGATTTCTTACTTCTGCGTTTAGATTTTTTATTTTTTCCGCCAACCATTTCATCTGCTCTAGCCTGAACAGGTCGATTTCTTCTATCATTCCATCTCTGACGTAAACTATCCGCTCCATGTGTTATTCTAGCCCTTGTATTATTATATAAATTTATAGTACCTTGTTGCAATCTTTCGCGTAGCCCTGATTGTTCAATAGCAGCACCAACAACAGCAACAGCAACGCTAGACAAAAGAGTGCTTCGGGCCTTCTCCGTACCATCTAAAAAATTACCGAGTTCATCAATTGGATTTGCATTTATATCAATAAAATAATCACCAATATCTCTCACTAGTTGAGGATTGGAAATAATAGCATTTTCAATCCTACCTACAAGATCAGCCATTATTATATATTTATAATATAGAAAATAAAAAAATATAAAGAAATATTTAATTAATATGATTATATAATGATTGATACTTTAATTCTTTCAGGTGGAGGTCCTTCGGGAGTTGCATATGCTGGTATATTAAAAGCTTTAAC